TCATATTTCGTGTTACAAATAAAAAGTTACCTAACGGCAAACAAGGATTGTTTAGCCGTGGTTTCTTAGATTGGCACTGTAATAATATGTTCTGTGTGGATCCAGAAGAAGTTGTATGTCTGTGGGGTAAAAAGGTAATCAAGGATGCTCCTACCATCTGGGCACATTGTACCAATATGTACCGAGACCTACCAGAAACTTTGAAAAAAGAATTGGATGATGTTTGGGTTACAATGTCTAATATCCATAACATCAAGGATGGTGGTCGGATCTATACCGGCGCAGGTGATCTTGATATGGAAGATGTAATCAAACTTGATAAGTGGAACTTCCGCACACGTGAAGGATTAGAAGCAGGGCTCTTTGATTCAAACTTTAGTGCCAAACAATTAAAATCAGGTCGATATCTAATCAAAGTAAAAAAGAAGCTTGTGAGGATTCACCCAGTGACCAGAGAGAAAGTTCTATACTTCCCATTCGGTCATATGTCAGATTTTCCACATAAGGATGAATTAGTTGAACGACTGATGCAACCACAATATATCTACACCCATGAATGGGAGGAGGGTGACATCGTGTTCTCGGATCAACTTATGACAATCCACAAGCGTGATGCCACACTTGATACAGAAGAGAAACGAGAACTATACAGGACTACTTTTTATTATGATGCATGATTATTTTAGATCTGCTAGGAAAAAGCAAAGAGCATCTCATCTAAGATATTTTCTAATGCACATGATGTATAAATACGGGTTTGACTTTGATACATATATTGATATTGGCGCATGCAATAGTGTTGAGTTGGATCAATATTGTGACTTATTTGATAATGTGGTTGCATTTGAGCCTAATCCAGAAGCTACCATTACACCTAGGGATAATCTGATACTGCATCAAAAAGCATTATCTGACCTAGAAGAAGTCCGTAGTTTTCACATTGACATGACCATACCACATTACTCTACTTTGAACAGATGGGAAATGGACAAGTATATCCCAGAAGGTCACGATTGGAAAATCACGCAAGTCACTACAGCCAAACTTGACGATTATGAACTAAAGGCCAGTTGTATAAAAATTGACACAGAAGGTGAGGATGATGCCGTCGTACGTGGCGCGTACAACACTATAGCAGAATGGAAACCTATACTTTACCTTGAGTTTATGAGCCAAGAAACAGAACAATTACTTATAGATATAGGGTACACAGTTGAATATTCATCATGGATAGACAACTTTCTAATTCACGAGGATTACATATGATTGATATGGTAAAAATTATTGATGACATTCCGTCCTTTCAGGATGCTTGTCAGGTATGTGCAGAATATGGAGAACTTGATTTAGAATTAGACTTAAAAAAAGTTACACAGGAAGAGGTTAACACCGTGCCTTTACAGACATGGCACCAAGATGGCTCTCATGTTCGGTACTTTCCAAAATACAGTGCATTGTGGTGTGAAACAGCAGAGGAAGATGCACCCATTACTCAAATTATATCTACTCGACTACCAGATGTAATAGCTGAAAAATATCAAAATGAATCTGTGGTGATGGACTTTAAAAAAACAATCGATGAAGGTTCATTCTTTAAATTTAAAAAGGCCTCACATGCAAGATTATATGCAATGAAGGCCAATAAAACCCCTATGTCCTTAGTAGAGCAAGATGAAAAAGGATGGTTTACAAGATGGTGTCCTTTCTTAAAAGATGCAGAAAAATATAAAGATCTTGAAAATATTATCTTGGCCAGAGATATCACAAGTATTAAATGGACCCCAAACAGACTTATAATAATGGAAAATAAAGCTACATTACATAGACGTAAGCCTGGAACATATAATGGAGACAGAGTACTGTGGAGAGCCTATATAAGGTAATGATCATGGGGGCAAGTAACGCCGTCAATGATGATAAAACTTGGGTTGATTATCTTTCCTGTGATAACTATACCATACATAATGCAGCTGTAAGAGGAACATCTTGTGATGTTCTAATAGATCAATGGGAACAAAACAAGTGGTTTGCACCTGATCTTGTTTTGCTTGATACACCACCTCTTTTTAGATTTCATCTTTTTGATATTGCAATAGGTGGACTCGGTAAAGACGTTTTATATACAGACTGGTTAAAAGAATCAAAGCTTTATGCTTGGTATAAAAAGCAGTGGCCTTATAGAACCAGAGAATCGTTTGATATTGTTGTAAATTCGTTAAACGATGCCTTGAATGATACGCACAATAGAAGAGGTATGGAAACCCTTTACCGCAGACAAAGACAGCACGTTGATCATTTAAAATTATTGACTCATGTTATTGAGTTACCTCAACCTAATGGTGATGCAGATGAATTACATTATACACAGAAAAGACATAAAGAAATAGCAAGTATAGCGGATAATATTATTAATGAACTCATATTACACACATCTTGATATCAATTATGATTCTGAATTATTAGTAAAAGAATCAAAGATTGCATCTTATAAACCATTTGAAAGTGGTTATAACAATGGAACATTCTTTGCGTATGCACCAACTTGGCTACAAGGTCGCATAACAAACTTTGATGATTTTCCAGAAATTAAAAGACTTACTGAGCATATAGCTCACAAGATTAATTCATCAGATGTCCGCCCAAGATTTTACAGGCAGGAAGCCAATACCGCAGTTCCTATCCACAGAGATCAAAATACGAAGTGCTGTGTTAATATAGTCCTATCCGAGAAAGCAGCTCCAATAACTTTTGAGGACATAGGTGATATAGATTATAAATGTGCTTTGTTAAATATTACCCAAAGTCATGAGGTAAAAGAATATCCCGAAGAAAGACTGCTCTTAAAATTTTCAATATTTGATGTTGATTACGAAGATGCTGTGGAAAGATGGACCAGTCCTGTGATCAAGATTGACCAAGGAGTTGATGTCGAGAAAATTCTTTTGGAAACAAGTATAATAGACTATGATGGTCAAATATGTTTACAAGGAATAAAAGGCAATCTTGATCCTTATCTTGGTATAGGTCGGTCTGGAGGTTCTAAAAGCTGGGAGAGGCCTCAGACACATTCACATAAATCTCACGAGTTTAATCAAAGTATATTTAACTGTGATTACACTAATTCAATATTAGAAAAATATGGTATGGTTCACACTAGACTGATGGATGTAAAACCAAAAAGTTGTTACTCGTATCATACGGACATTAGAAAAAGATTGCATATACCACTTGAAACAAACGAGCATAGTTGGTTCATAATCGACAAACAGTTGCACCATTTGCCAGCAGATGGGTCCGTTTATCTTGTCGACACTATGTTACCACATACATTCATAAACTGTGGGGCTGAAATTAGAACACACATTGTGTCTCAATCTATAATCAATCCAAAATTGTTTAACCTGTCGTAAACTTCTTCCCAAGGATGTCTTAGACAGAATTTAAGGATCAATCTATGATTTGGGTCCTTTTCAACCCCATGCATTTTTTGACCTACTTGGATAAATGCACATTCGTATGGATAAGGTTCATGCTCTATGTGAATCACTGGAACCGTATCCAATAAGTTTATGTTTATGGACACCATGTTATCTTCATCTTTATGGTGTTTTAATAACGTATTAGGAAATTGATAGGAAAACCTAGGAAAATTATTCATACCGTAGATGTTTAAATCCATTTCTACTTCTTTTGTAAGCTCTTTTAATGGACTATCATCCTTTATCATGAGTTGATACCAAAACAATTCCTGTCTTCTAGGTACAGACCAATGCCATTGACCTCTTTGTATGTTATCGTAGAAGATACTTTTCCATTTCTCTTTATCTATTTGATAATCTAAATGTACTAAATTTTTATTCATTTTATTTAAAAAAACACTTTACATTGTACTAGAAGTATGATATAATAGTATGTATATAGAGGAGTTAATTATGAAATATATCGTATCACAAATCAAAAAAGATGCTAAATCTGATCCACGTGCCTTCGATGCTATTATTGATGGTAATGTTGACAAATTATTCTTTCTGACTTCATACAAAGAAGTTTGTGAGATTGAAGCTGACAGTCTTGATGAAGTGTTTGAGATTGGTAACATTGGTCCTGAGTCAAAAATTGAACGTCTTGATCGTATGCATTCAGTCTCGGTTGGCGATGTCATCATGAACGAACTCAATGAACTGTGGGTTGTTCAGCCATTTGGATTTCAGGGATTAGGGAGATAATTATGAAAAAAGCAGCACATATGTTAACAAATATCACTATGGATCAATTGATTGCATTCCAGGAAGAATATACTGCACTGGCTCGTGATACCCAAACAACAGCCGAGGCACTTGATCGTATTGGTATTCTTGAGATTATCTTTCAAAAAATTGATATGGGCAAAATTACTATTAATGGAAGTGGCATATGAGAACTCATCCATCCGAAATTATTAACACACAGGGCCATCATTTGACAGGAGTTAGATGGCCTGTGGTTGGATCAAAGGGTGATGTGTACGAAGTAGAGATGACCGACTCTGGTTTCTCTTGCGACTGCATTGCCTTTGCAAAATGTAAACATATTAAGTCGGTTGAGGCTAGGTTAGATGAAGAACCCGATTGCTAGATATCTGATGTGTGCATATGCATACTATGAACAGGATGAACCGTTAATCTCTGATGTAGAGTTTGATATGCTGGCCAAGTATATTCTACAAAACTATGATGATATAAATCATTTTCATAAACATCTGGTCACAAAAGAGGATCTAAAGGCCGGTACGTATCTAGGTAAATACCCTGAAAGGGTCAAAGGTGCTGTAAGGGACTGGAGAACCATTCGTAAAAAGCCTAAATTACGTCCAATGATGCCAAAAGAAGAACCTATAGGCCTTGAAAACTTTTTTTAATTTTTTTGAAAAAAACACTTTACATTGTACTAGAAGTATGATATAATAGTTATATAACTAACTGAGGAGCTAAAAAATGACTATTACTAATATTGATATCGAAACATTTGAGGGAACTATCCAAGGTGACTTGGTAGTTTATGAACAAGGTGGTGACCCTATGGATGGATTGGTTCTGTATGGTTTTGATGAAGTGGGTATGTATGATAATGTTTTCTACACTCCACAATATTGTATGATGGAGCGTGTATAATGCATAAGTCTACTGAAATTATCTGTGCAGTTTTAACAACTGTTTTCTTTACTTTTATTCTTGTTTATTCGTTAATTGCCTAAGGAGATATATAATGGCACATCAAGTTGAAACAATGGCATATGCCGGTGAAGTTCCGTGGCACGGTTTGGGTGTTCCGGTATCAAATGATTTAACACCAGCACAAATGATGGAAAAGGCTGGAGTTGATTGGAATGTCCGTGAGGTTGAATCGTTTATTGAATTTGATGGACGTAAAATGTCAACAGGACAAAAATCATTGGTTCGTGAAACCGATGGTCGTATCCTTACAAATGTTGGTGAAAATTGGAATCCAGTCCAAAATTCAGAGGCATTTGATTTCTTTGCTGAATATGTAAATGTCGGCGATATGGAGATGCATACTGCTGGTTCACTCAAGGATGGCCAAATTGTATGGGCACTAGCCAAAGTCAAAGATTCTTTTGAATTGTTTGACGGCGATCGTGTGGATTCATATTTGCTATTTTCTAATCCTCACCAATATGGTAAATCCATTGATGTTCGTTTTACACCAATTCGTGTGGTATGTAACAACACTTTGACATTTGCATTGGACAGTATGTCAGACCGTCAAGTAAAGGTTGGCCATCGCACCGCATTTGATGCATCATCTGTAAAGGAAACACTAGGTATTGCTACCGATACTATGCAGAAATATAAAGAGGTTGCATCATTCCTTGGTTCCAAGAGATTTACGCAGGATACATATATTGAGTATTTAAATACAGTGTTTCCACGGACCTCTGATAAGCGTATTAAATCTGGTATGGATAAAATCGAACAGATGTCACGGAATGCAAAACTCTGTTATGATGCTTTGGAACAACAACCGGGCGCAGAATATGCCGAAGGTTCCTGGTGGCAGGCTTTTAATTCTGTAACATTTATTACAGATCATGTTCAAGGTCGTAACCAAGAGAATCGTTTGGCAAATAGTTGGTTCGGTTACAATCAAACACGGAAACGTGAAGCTCTTAAATCAGCAATTGAATTTGCGGAGGCAGTATAATGAAAAAATATCTATTTGCCCTGGCCATGCTACCAAGCATGGCTATGGCCGAATCAACTCAGGATCACTATAAACAAGTGATTGTGAAAAAGCCATACACCATTGAGGTTTGTACCGAACGAGGAAACGGCAAATCTGATGTTAGTAATTTTCTGGAGGGTGCAATCATTGGAGGTGCCATTGGTAATAATATACCAGGCGAAAAAAATGGTGGTGCTCTAGGTGCGTTTCTTGGTGGTGTATTAAATACTGAAAACAATAAAGGTACACAATGTAAAAGAGAGACACGTTATGAAGAAGAGTATAAAGAAGTGTATTCCCATAGTACTGTTACTTTTACTCACGATGGTCGCTCATATAGTCTGAGGTTTCAAAAATGAGAAGTGTCGAACGTGATGTCCAAGCTATGTCTCTTGGCTTAGATGTTGTAAACCAAGAGATTACCTTCTGGGAAAATAAAAGAGGCAAGGATAGGTCAATTAAAAAGCGCCTAGAAAGACTCCGTGCTGCTAGGGAGCACTTAATTGCAAATCCAGATGAATCACAGAAACTGATTGATAGGTTATAAAATGAAAGCACATAAAAGTGAAATGTATGCTGCTTGGGCCCGTGAACACAAAATTGAAGGGTTTGAGCAATATGATCCAAAGTGGCAAGAAAAGCATCGTATGCGTTCAATGAAATGGAGACAAAAGCAAGATGAGAGAAAAAACTCTGAAACTCAAAGAACACAGTATTAAACTTTTTAAAAAGGTAAAAAAAATGGATCTAGGAAATCCCGTAATGACCGCACTTGTTGGACTTGTTATTTTCTACATTGGTCTTAAAACATTTTCAGGTGGGATGAAGTCGATGGGCAACATGGAACACCTTGCTTGGTTCACTGGTAATGTATTCTATATGTTTGCTGGTGGTATCATCATGACTTTACTCTGGCAGTCATCATCTCTATCTACGACTGCTATTATTGCCCTTGTCGCATCAGGAGCAATACCATTACCTGCTGCAATCGCTGCAGTACTAGGTGCTAACATAGGAACGACCGGTACTATCTGGTTGGCAGGTTTACTTGTCTCGGACGGTATGCCAAAGGGTGATACATTGCGAATAGCAATGGCTCATACTGGTGTAAATCTCTTGATGGCAATGGCACTTCTACCGTTTGTTGGACGAATTGCTCAGTTCTTAGGAAGATTTTAATTAAAATAAAACCAATTTTTGGAAAAAAGGCGGCTTTTGTCGCCTTTTTTTGTTTACAAAGAATTATAAATAGTGTATTATAATACCATGGTAAAATAAATTCGAGGTAAAAATGATGAAATTTAAAAACTTTATATCAGAAGCATTTGGTAATGATGAAAAAGGAAAGTTTCACGAACTATTAACTGGGTATTATTTGCATGGTGGTCATATTAAAGATCCAAAAGGTCGTCCTGGCGAGTCTGCAAGGGCGGCACATACCAGATATACAAAAGCGGCTAAAGATCATGGTGGCCAAAAATTAGTAGATGATGCCCATAAAAAAGCTAAAGCTGCAGCTGAGGATATTAAAACACAACTTACGGCCGGCGGACATAAAATAAAACATGTCCATTGGTCATCAAAGGATGGTGATGTTGAACGTGTAACTGGTGTAAAAGTTGAAAGACAAAAAGATGATGCATCAGATATTATTGTGACAACACATAAAGGTGGTAAGGAAACCCATCACGGTGTAAGTCTTAAGGTTTCTGATAGAACATTAAAGGTTCCTACATCAAGTCTTGGTAAGCAATCAAGTGGTAGAAAAACGGTTCCTTTATCACAGAAACATAAAACAAATATTACTAATGCCCATCCAGAATTAAAAGGTCTTTCAAATAAAGAAAAAAGAAAAGCATGGGCAAAAGCCAATCCAAGTGCTCATGCAAATATTAAAAAAATGAATCAGGCGGCTCTTGCAGATACAGCAAAGAAACATGCCCGTGAAATTAATGCAAGGGTAAGACTTGGGAAAAGAAATTCAAAACATATAGATAATGTAATCGGACATCTGAGGGATGTGATGGGAGCAAAGGCAGCGCCAATGCAAAAGGCTGGCCATAACTATATTAAACATACAACATATCAAAGTAAAGCTGGTAAAATGCAAACAGCAACATCAAATCCTGGTAAAGATTATGAACATCACTTTGATAATATTCGTAAGAATCCACACAAGTTTAAGGCGGTTCATACCAGTGGTGGTACTGTAAATTATCAATATGATGGTAAAACATTTGCATCACAGGCTCACAAATTTGATTCACAAAGTGATCCGCTATCTCCAATGAAATCAGCAGGGCGTATATCGTAATGCAATTTTTAGAATTTATAACAGAAAATAAAAATACACATATGACTCACATAGAGGACAAGGTTCTCTATGGCGGGGTAAATGGAACTAGAGAAGCGATTTTGGCTTTAAGGTCATTGCGCGATATGTTAGGAGGTGAACATGCTGGTAATGTATCTATTAAGTGGGACGGTGCTCCTGCTATCTTTGCTGGGACTGATCCTCGCGATGGAAGATTCTTCGTGGCGAAAAAAGGGATCTTTAACAAATCTCCCAAAGTATACAAGAGTGATGCTGATGTCGATGCTGACACTAGTGGCGACCTTGCTGACAAACTTAAACTTGCTTTACAATATCTACCTTCTTTAGGAATAAAGGGCGTGATTCAAGGTGATTTTCTTTTTGGCCCTGGTGATGTAAGCACAAAAAGGATAAAAGGACAATCATATGTTACTTTCCACCCTAACACGATTGTATACGCCATTCCATCAAATACTGCGATGGCCAGTGAAATCAACAGTTCGCAAATCGGTATCGTCTGGCACACCACATATCAAGGCAAAACATTTGAATCTATGAAGGCTTCATATGGAGTTGATATAAGTAAATTTAAGAAGTCAAGAAATGTTTGGTCACAAGATGCAATGTTACGTGATAGAACAAATCTAACAATGAATAAAAAAGACACGGATGAAGTAAATTCCTATCTTTCACAGGCCGGAGTTCTTTTTAATCAAATTAGTGGAACCACACTTAGACAACTACAAGGAAATCAACATCTTGCTCAAACTATTGAAACTTATAATAATACCTTTGTACGTAAAGGTCAAATTATTCAAAATACGCGTAGCCATGTGGCTGGTCTCATACGTTACATCAAAAACAAATACCGGGCCGAAATATCTAAGCGGAAAACAGCAGCCGGAAAGGCAACCCAACAAGGAAAATTAGATGAGTTGTTAAAGTTTTTCTCTGCAGAAAACAAAGATTCACTGCAAAAGATGTTTGATTTACAAAAGCTTATAGTTCTTGCAAAATTAAAACTTATAAATACATTAAACAAATTATCAAATGTTGATACTTTCTTAAAGTTAAAAGGCAATAATGGTTATAAAACCACAGGCCAAGAAGGTTATGTTGCAATTGATAAACTTGGTGGTGATGCTGTGAAAATTGTTGACCGTATGGAATTCTCATATGCCAACTTTTCACCAGATATATTAAAGGGATGGGATAAACCAGGAAGGAATTAACGATGGCAAATTTGCTTCGTTTTAAAGATATGCTACCAGATGGTCTAGTAACTCCAGAGGATAGTGAGTTAGACACATATATCAAATACCGTCGCCGTAGAATCAGACGGACAACTTCCGAACAAACTGAAGAGCCAAATGAGGCACTAAACATACAGCAACGTATGGCACGTGGTCGTCTTATGAAACGCCTCAAGTCAAAGATTAAGGTTGGCCGGGATCGCGCAAAGCGCAAAATGGCTGATAAGTCTAAACTTGAACGTCGTGCGCAAAAAGCTGCCCGTAAGCTTATTTTTCTCAAAGTTACAAAAGGTGTTCCAAAGGAAAAACTTCCATATGCTCGTCGTCAAGAAATTGAAAAAAGATTAGACAAACCACAGGTTAAAAAGCGCATTCAAATGCTAGCCAAAAGAATGTTCAAAGATATTCGTAAAAAAGAAGTTGAAAGGAAAAAAGGGTGATTGGATCCTTTAAAACATTCCTGGTAGAAGAAGAAAGTACAATTTATTTTACATTTGGTAGAATGAATCCTCCTACTATTGGTCATGAAAAGTTACTTAATGCACTAGCCACAAAGGCTGGTAAAAACCCCTACCGTATTTTTCTATCGCCGTCTCACGACAAAGATAAAAATCCTTTAGATTATAAAACAAAAATAAAGTTTGCACGTAAGGCATTCCCTAAGTATGCTAGATCTATTGTGATGAGCCCAACCACTCGTAACGTCATGGAAGTTGCCAGTGCAATATATAAGGAAGGCTTTAAAAATGTTGTTATGGTAGTTGGGTCTGATAGAATAAGAGAATTTGAAGTACGGTTAAATGCTGTAAATGGTAAAAAAGGTAGACACGGCTTTTTTAATTTTAGAAAAATTACAGTCATTAGTGCAGGTGACCGGGATCCAGAATCCGATAGTGTAACTGGTATGTCTGCATCAAAGATGAGAGCTGCGGTATCAGCTGGTGATTTTTCCAAATTTGCACAAGGGTTACCTAAATCAGTAGGAAATGCTGAGGCCAAAAAGATCTATAATTCAATTCGTTCAGGTATGGGATTGAGTGAACAAAAAGAGTTTAAGAACCGAGTTCAATTAAAGCCTGTAAGTGATCTTAGAGAATCATATGTTGATGGCACATTATTTGAAAAAGGTGAAACAGTTGCAATTAAAGAAAATGGAGTCATAGGGCAAATAAAATATTTGGGTGCAAACTATATTATCTTAGAATCAAAGGGTGGGACATATCGCAAATGGTTACACCAAGTTGAAAAAGTTGATCCAACAGAAACCGTAACTCTTGCTGATCTTGAAGAAAAGAAAAATGCGGAGGATCCAGACATTGGTGACCGTAAAGGTAGCCAACCGGTTAACTATCATGCTGGCCTTAAAAAATCAACCAAAATTGCTCGTGATAGACAATTTAAGAAACAAGCCAAGATGTCGGATGATAACCCAGCAGCGTACAAACCCGCTCCTGGTGATAAAACAGCCAAAACACGTCCTTCAAAATATACATTAAAATTTAAGCAGATGTTTGGTGATGATGTTAATCATAAACAACTTGCAAAGAAAAGAATAGATCGTGAAAAGGCTGCAGATAAAGTTAAACATGATCGAATGCTAGATAGGGCAAGATTACAAGCCGCCCAAAAGAAGAATAGGGAAACAAAATAATGAAAACTTTTTTTCAAATTTCTGAACCACGGTATCATGATTCAATGAATGATCTAAAAAAATCGTTAAGGGGTAAGTAATGATTAGTTTCAATAGTTACATTGCAGAAGATGCAGCGGGTAAATCACTTGCTGATAAGTCAAAGAAATCAGGTATCTCAACAGCAACATTAAGAAAAGTTTATAACCGTGGAGTTGCAGCTTGGAAAACAGGTCACCGGCCAGGCACAACACCGTCACAGTGGGGGCATGCACGTGTCAACGCTTTTATTGTTAAAAAGAAAAAAGGTGGACTTAACCACGATAAGGATCTAGCATAATGAAAACATTTATTCAATTAAAAGATGAACTGGCTGAGGCAGTTGTAAAAGAAATTTCAGCAAAAGCAAAAAAGAATTACCTAAATAAGGCTACTGGTGCTCATGATGAAGATGATTACGGTGATGCACAAAGTGTTGCAAATTTAGCTCGTGCAAAATCTTATAAGCAAAAAGATAGGTTAAGCACATCATCACAGGTTGTTCCTGATGGCGGAAAACAAGGTAATAAGGACATTAAAAAACAACTTGCTAAAAGAAAAGCAGGTATTAAAAGAGCTGCTGGAGATAAAGAAGGTCAAAAACTTTATAAACGAGCAGCTAAAGCCGGCCAAGCTTCTGGTTATGCAGCCACAAAAAGTGATCAAGGCGGTGCAGGCGAAACACACATTGATGCCTTGCAAAAGAGAATGGCAAAAATTCATAAAAAAATAGAAAAGTAAAAAAGGGCGGGATTTAGCATAATGCCATTAGGAAAGAATGCTGATGCTGGGGATTATGTCAAAGACTTTCAAAAGTCCAAGGCACCTCAATTTAAAGGTAAATCAAAAAAGAAACGTCAGCAGATGGCAATTGCTGCTTATTTAGATTCCAAGGAACAAAAGGAAAGTAAAATGAACGAAGGAACCCCTACCAAAAAACAGGTTAAACAGGCCATCGGCATTGCTCGTGATAAGAGATATGCAAAGGGTAATATGACCGGTGCAATGAAGACAATGGATAAAATTAATAAAGGTCTTGCACAACACCCTGCAGTATCAAAAGAATTAAAAAAGCAGAATGAAGGTAAACAGGTAAATGAATTTCTTCCTGCAATTGCCAGAGCAGGGGCGAGTGTTGCCAGAGCAGGAGTAAAAGCTATAGCTAAGCCTGTTGCCCGTGCTGCAAATGCATATGCGCAGAAAAAAGTTATGGATAAAGCAAGTAATGAAGGTAAGGCCGCAAGCCGTGATTCACTTCAAAAAGCAATTGATGTGTTTAAAAAACGTGGTGGTAAAATTAAAAAAGTTGCTCCAGGTAAAGCAGCTGGTTATCATGGTAAGGAAGACCCGGGTTCAGAGGTACACGGCATGATGGATCGTGGTGATACCAAGGCTGTTGGTACTCGTAAAAAGGTCAAGTCCATGGGTGAAGCAAAAATTTCCACATCTCAAATGGGAACTTTAAAGAAAACATTTGAACCATTAAAGGGTAAAAAGCTTGGCCCAAATGCTCAAAACAAACTTCGGAAAATTATGGATAAGTTAGGTAAAGATAAAGATGCACTTAGTCAATTAGTCAAAGCAGATATTCCATTTGTAACTCAACTTGCTATTACAAGACTTATTTCAAAACACAATATGAAAGCACCAGAAATAAAGAAACTTAAAGAAAAAACTCTTGATGAAGCAAAAGAAACTCATATGTTTGACAATGAGAAATCTGCTCGTGCTAAAGCAAAAGAGATTGGTGGTAAGTATGTGAAAGGCATCGGTAAGAGTGCTGGTAAACATGCTGCTATTAAAGGAAAATAAAATGAAATCGTTTTTTCAAATAAGAGAAGAATTAGAAGAAGGCCGTGAGGATACGAACAAACTCAAAAAGACTGCAATTCAGAACCTATCGCATGGTGGTTCTAGGTCTGAACACAACGGTCATGAAGGCATGTCACGATATCATGCATCCATGGCTGATGAGCATAAAGGCACTGAGGCTGCAAAACACCATCAACGTGCTTCAGATCACCATACCCGTGCTTTGTCTGCATTGAAAAAAGGTAATCTAAAGGGTGGATTAACTCACGCAAAGAATGCCTCAGCTGCGGCCGATGCCGCCAATGTAGCGCAAGGCAATAAAAGTCAATCCACTAGGTCAGGTAAGGCTGATTCCTTGGCACTTTATAAAGACCATGAAAGAGAGACAAACTTTCATGCCCGCGCGCGAGGCCGTGATGATGAAAATTTAAGTAGAGGTAAGCCAAAGAGAAGTGATAAACCTATTCAACGTGCAATTGGTAAGACTACCAGCAAAATCAAAAAGTTGATTGGAAAGTAAGAATAATGAAAAAGTTTAAACAGTTTTGCGAAGAATTTATGTTTAAAGTAGAAGTTGAAGGACTTCCACAAATGTTCATGAAAGGTAACTCACCTGGTGAGGTAAAAAGCCATCTTCGTAAGTTGGTTAAACAACCATCAATGGTTAAGTCTGTTGATCGTGCCACAAAACATGATGTTAAAAAACGCCGTAAGGCTCAAATGCAAATGGCTGAAAATCGCCGTGACCGACTTCGTGCCAAACTTGCTGCTGTTGGTAAGGATATGGAAAAGACTAACCAAAGCATTAAAAAAATTGCCGGTATTGAGGATAAACCAAAACAACGTTTAGGTTCTGATGGTAAACCATATAAAAGTAAATACTTTAAACCTGAAGAGGTTGATCCTGCTCGTGATGAGGGTAAACCAGGAGCCGTGGCTCATGCAAAGAAAATGACACCAGGTCAAAAAAATGAAAAAATTACCATAGGTAAAATTCGTAAAATGGCCTATAAAACAGGTAAAACTTTGGGTGATGTTCAGGCAGTAAAAAAGAAAAAGATTGGTAAACGTATTGCCAGAAGAGCCGTAGGTAAACTTGCAAGCCGTGCAATAGGAGCATTATTAAAATGATTGGTTTTAAAACATTTATGGAAGAAAAACATCCTGCGCTTAAAAGAGCAGGGGTTGCCGGATTCAATAAACCAAAAAGGACTCCAGGGCATCCAAAATCAAGTCATGTGGTTGTTGTAAAAAAAGGTGATTCAACCAAAACAATTAGATTTGGTCAACAAGGTGTATCAGGCTCACCACCCAAGGATGGTGAATCCAAATCATATGCAGCACGTCGCCGTAGTTTTAAAGCACGTCATGCAAAGAATATTGCCAAAGGTAAAACATCAGCAGCCTATTGGGCAGATAAGGTAAAATGGTAGGTAGATAATGGCAAGAGTGAATGAAAATACTGAGGTATCATTACCGCTTCGTAATATGATTAGTTTAATTGCTGCAGCTTCGGTTGCAACATGGGCTTATTTTGGTATCGTAGAAAGATTAAATTCAATAGAGACAAGCATCACTATGATGAAATCTGATCTTGAAATGAATACAGATTTTCGTATTAAATGGCCACGAGGTGAGATGGGATCGTTGCCTGCGGATAGTGAACAGTTTATGTTAATAGAACATTTAGCACTTGAACTGGAAAAACTTACAACAGAAATAGAGGGTGGTCAAGCACCCTTTGATCAACAACAAAAATTGCAGATAGATTTTATGCTACAACGAATTGAACAATTAGAAGCTACACACGAGAAGATTCGTAATGACATAATGGATTTGATTCATTCAAATAGTCAAATTCCAGCACCATCTGCAAATAAACACGCAGGACACTAAGATGATAGCGGGAGAATTTATAATTTTGTTAATGTTCTTTGGAGACCCAGTTGGGCTCAAAGAATTTACGGTCAGGGATAGTCTAGGTGAGTGCATGAAAGCCAAAAGGACCATCGAAAGAAACATACGTGGTGGTAGATCAAAAGAGCATAAAAGTTCATTGATATTATCATGTCGTAAGATGGAAGTTTTGGTTGATGAAGATTATAGAATACTTGAATTTGTTAACACAGAAACAAATAAGATTAGGGTAAGGTAATTGGCTGAAATGGACACAAATTCAAGGTTAGGCAGGATCGAGGAAAACTCTCTCTTT